ATATTTACTATTTGTAGCATACTGACTTAATTGGTCTAAAAGAAGCATACGTTGCTTTGGGTGAATGTAGTGCAGATTCAACCCTAAAAAACCGTCTGAGTAACGTTCAATTGGTATAACCAATGGGAACCTATCGTAATATGGCAACTTATCCTTCGTTTTAGGATCATAATAAAAAAAGTACATATTCCCTATGAATGTCGAATCAACCATTCTTTTCCTGTCAGCCATAAGACTCTGACTGGTGGGTTTTAAGTTATTGACCTTCGAACGCAACCAATCACGGGCCTGTAGAGACCTAGGTGCGTAACCAGTCTTTCTTAATTGTTCGTTGATTCTATCTAAGAGATATGCCATGGATCTATTTATGTATGGTAATGATTGGATTAATGCTAAGATTGCCTAAGGAATTACTGTCCCTGAAGCATAAGTAATGGTGTCCTGTTTCAGATGATTATTTAATACCAAGCTGATGTTCAGTTAATACACTGAATTTCCAACCATGTTCATGGCAGAATTCATCAGCTGCTTTCCACTTAGCTTGATTTACTATGTAGGTCACAGATTCATTGATGAATTTTTGTGTCTTTCTCTTACGCACCGGTTGCTGAGTCTGAGCATGTGGTTTTACTTCCCATATGTGTGTCATTACCTTACCTGAGTTATCTCTCATCTTTACTATAAAATCCGGAAAGTATCGATGCATTTTCTGATCTACAGGATTATAGTAAGGAATAACTAATTCCTCAGAAGCCCACCACAATACTTGGGGGTGGTCGTCCAACCACTTCATCACCCTAACTTCCCAAGAAGATCGGTAGACAATATTGTCTGCATTTCCATTGTATTTCTTTGGGTTCTTTGGTTTAAAGACGCCCTTGTAGGTATTCTTGCCATATGTCATATAAATATATGTATTAGACCATAGGACACAACATGTCAATCCTTTCCTTTTTAGACACCGCTTATGATACGTATCAACACAGTTTACGATCAGGTGGACCAAAATCACTAACTGAGAATTCCAAGTATTCATACAATACTTTGAGATACCCTTTGGATGTTGGTAATTTTGATAAAGGTCATTATATTGTTATTCACATTAATGCTCAAAACCAAACACAATTCAACTTTGATTATTCCGGCGATAAAACTTCTTATGTGGAAGACACATTAAAAATAACACAGAAAAGAGGTGCTATCACCGCTGGTGCAGCTTTAGGAACAGCACTTGATGTAGCTGGAGATTTAGCTAATCAAAATCAATATCTCAAAGATGCTTATGATACAGCCATGAATTTTAATGGTTCTGATATCGCAAAATATGCCACAACAGGTTCTTCATTCGTAAATGAAGCATTAGGAACCATGGGATCTGCTGTTGATGTGGTCAAAGGAATGGGCCAAAATTTAGCTAATAATCCATCTGTTAGAACAACTAAAAGAGTTACGGATTCGATTGCACTATATATGCCAAACACATTAGCGTTCGATTATAGTCAATCATACAACACATTGAATACCTCAGCAGGAAAAGCTGCTGGTATTATGGCTGCTGCTCAATCTGCCGCAGACACTTATAAAGCAGGAGGAGGTTCTGACGCTATAGTTAAAAACGTTTCTCCTTTTGTTGTTAATGCTTTAGCTAGCGCCATGAATTTGGGTGATTTTGGAAAAGCTCAAGTTTTTGGGTTAACACAGATGGTTCAGAACCCAAGATTGGAATTAATTTATACTAAACCTGATTTCAGATCATTTAGGATGGATTTTCAATTTTACGCTAGAGACGAAAAAGAAGCTCTTGAAGTGCAAAATATTTTAGACAGATTGAGATTTCATCAGGCCCCAGAAATCAAAACTAATAGTGGTGGTTACTTTTTGATACCACCTTCAGAATTCGACATAAAATTTTATTACAACGGAAAAATTAATCCAAACATTGATCCTGTATCTTCTTGCGTTTTGACCAGTATAACGGTTGATTATGCGCCAGGCGGTTTCACAGCATATGAGAGTTTGAATGAATTAAGACCTGCTTTGGGTAGAACAGGTATGCCTGTAAATATTAATTTGTCACTGGCGTTTACTGAAACACTATACATCACTAAAGACAAATACCAACAAGGTTCACGCAACTCAGGTTTTGGTACTGGAGCAATGTTTGGTAATCAAGATTTAGGAAAATTCCTATGAAGATGTATTTTCAATATTTACCTAAAGAATTCTATACTTTAAGTGGTAACACAACTGCGTTGGATATTGTTACTAATATTACGCAATCAGTTAGATTCGACGAAGGAATAAAAACTAATGGTGTAGCTTACTACTCATACATTGTTCCAGATGGAGATACTCCAGAGTCTATCGCTGATAAGATTTATGGAAGTTCACAGTATCATTGGGTCGTATTATTGATGAATGATATTGTTCATCCACAATTTGATTGGCCTCTAGATAAAAATTCTTTCATTCGATATGTTGATACAAAATATACAGCTCAAGCCAATAACACAATGTCTGGATTAAATTGGGCTAAAACAAATATACAATCATATCGCAAAACAATTAATAGAACTATTAAATTAACTGGCCAAAAAAGCACTGAAATCATTACGGTCGATGCTAATTCTTATGCTAACGTTGTTGTAACAACCAATGAGTACACACTACAGAATGGTGTAGATATAATTCAAAGTGTCACTAAAGATTACCTGACATATTACACATACGAAGAAAATTTAAATGAAGAGAAGCGACAAATTCGTTTATTGAAACCACAGTTTTTAAATTCAGTCACTAAAGAGATGGAAGAAAGGTTCTTGACATGATTATGAATTTGGAGTCAACTCTTCAATATGAGATAAACACATTAAATTTGGTAACACACGCAGGTACATATGATTTGCGATCAATCTTTACCGAATTAAATATCTTTGATCACATACTTCAACCTTGTATGTCCGGTAACATATTGTTAATGGATGCACAATCAATTAACTCCAATTTTGTCTTAGACGGATCTGAATTCATTGAGATTGATATTGGTAAAGAAGGCGACAACTTTAGGATCCAAAAGGCATTTAAGGTATATAAACAGACCGATAGGAAACAAGATAACTTAACAAGCGAATCTTTTATTTTACATTTCATTTCTGATGAATTTGTATATTCGGAACAACAAACCATCAGTCAATATTACAAGAGTACCTATACTGAAGTTGTTGAAAAAATGTTATATGATAAGTTGAAGGTTAAAAAAAATCTGAGAAAGAAGAATGATCCTATTATTGAGAAATCAAAAGGCGTCAGAGAAATTATCATACCTCAATTAAAACCACTTGAGGCTATCTTGTGGTGTTCTAAACGAGCATTAAACAGTAAGAAATTGCCTAATTTTTTATTTTTTGAGAATGTTGATGGTTATAATTTTGTTTCGCTGTCCACATTGAAAGAACAGCCTTCAAAGTATACAATTCTATTTGAAATAAAAAATATTCAAAATTCATTAGAACGAGAATTTTTTGGTGCTAGAGACTTTGAAATTATATCCCAATATGACTACTTGGATAATATTCGATCAGGAGTTTATTCCGGTACTTTTATTGGATTTGATCCGGTTACGAAAACTATAATTGAACAACCAATAACACACAAAGATATATTTACTGATAAATTATTGAATAAAAATAAAAACATAACATACGATAAGAATAGAGACAAGAAACTGAATATTGAAATGGAAACTTCCAAGTTGGTTTGTTTTCCCACTGCACTGAATAGAGAAAAGACTCCTTATATTAAAAACAATGATCCGTATTCCATTAATCTTGGTGAGAGTCCTCAGTTGTTCATTATGCAGAGAAAAGCCATATTGAAAAGTTTGTTTTCTCAAAGGTTGAAGATTGCACTTCCTGGTAATTTTTTATTAACATCAGGAACAGTTGTTGATGTTAATAAACAGAAAAATTCAAATGACCAGAGTGATAGTAGAGATCAATCAATTTATGGTAAATACTTAATTGTTGCTACAAGACATATTATTCAACAGAGTAAACATGAGACTGTTATTGAAGTGGCTACAGATTCCACTAATGAAAGTGCCCCAGGAGAGTAGATTGTGGATTTAAATATTGAATCGTCAAATTGGATCGGAGTAGTAGAAAACAGCATAACTGATCCATTGAAAAATGGTGGATGCCGTGTGCGTATCATTGGAACACACCCGTTTGACACATCAAGAGTTCCAACAATGAATCTTCCTGTTGCTCAACTTTTAGTTTCTCCGAATTCAGGAAGCAATTTTTCAACTCCTAAACCTGGCGATTGGGTTACAGGATACTATTTGGACGGACAAAATAAACAGTGGCCTGTCATCACTGGAATTTTACGAGGACTTATAAACAACACATTATATGTTAAAATGACTGGGGCTGAAAAGAGAGCCTATGATTCTTATATCTCCACTCTTCCAGTTCCAATACATGAACCTACCATTAAGACTTTGGATTTGACAGCAGAAACTCCAGCTATTGCTCAAGGAGAAGTGGCTAATACATCTCTAGATTACACTAATTCCATGATCAAACATGCTTGTGATATAACTTTGTTTGTGAACCAAGCTGTTTCTGCTGCTAAAGTTTTTGTTGGACAAATTATAACAATTATAAGAAAAGGCATTAACGCTATTCTGAATGCTTTGGATATTAGTCCAGGTAATTCTGCAATTATGTCTTTCTTAAAAGATTTGAAAGAAAAATTAAAAGCAATTAATAAATTTTTAAATGATGTGGTTTTGGAAATTGCCAATTTAGCAAAAGCTATTGCTGAAATTAAAGCCGTTATCGAATATATCTTAAGTTTACCTGCTCGTTTTTTGGCTATGTTCAAAGATTGTTTGAACAGATTGTATGCACAATTAGCAGCAGGAGTTTTTCAAATTGCATCTGATGCTCAAGCTGAACTGGGGATAGGTGGTGATGACACATCCGTGTTGGATGAATTTAGATCCGTGGTCACTGAAACACAAAAAGTTACGCAAGCTGCAATAACCATTGCTTCTGCACCAGCTGCAATTATAGACTCTCTATATAAACCATCTGGTATGACACCAGCTGAACAAGAAGATTTAACATCGAAAGTGTTTGAGGGTTATAATCCCTTCAAAAGAGATAATTTTCAGGGCGCATAATGGATTTTTCAGGATTAGGTAAATTTGCAGTAACGGAACCAGAGTCATCGGCTAACACCGACTATCAGCCAACTTATCCATATAATAATGTTACCAGAACAAGTTCTGGTCATTATCTTGAGATGGACGATACCCCTACTAGGGAACGTGTACGACTGCAACACAGAACTGGCACATTCATAGAAATGCATCCTGATGGTCAACAAGTTAACCACATATTTGGTAAATCTTTTCATATAATAGAACAAGATGGTTATGTTTTAGTCAAAGGCCTTTGCAGTATTGTTGTTGAAGGTGATGCAGCTATTGATGTTAAGGGTGACATGGTGCATCACGTTGGTGGTGATTATAAAATGGTTGTTGATGGAACATATGACTTGATGGTTGGTAAACAAGCGACTATCATAGGAAAGGCTGATGTTGACATTAAAACTTCTCCTGATGGAACTGTAACATTGGGTTCCGTTGGTACAATTTTGGTTGAAGGAGATTTTAGAGTTAACGGTGAAGTTGAAGCAGAATCGGTCTATGCATACGGATCAATTAAAGCTGGTTGCGGTATTCATGCTGGAATTCCGGGATCGTTAAATCCTTTAGCAGGAATTTCAACTTTGGGTGGAATATCACAAGGATATCCAACTGCTATTCCTGGTTCAATAACAGCAGTAGGTCCAGTTTTCACACCAATAGTTTTCGCTGTTGAATTATTTGACCATTCAGGACCAATGTCTATTTTCCGATCAATGTATAATATACACATACATCCTTCTCCTGAAGGACCGACTGGAACACCTATATCACCTGTTATACCTTAAAATGAGAAATTGATGGCAAAACCTACCCCAATATATAATAGATTAGGATTAAACTTTGACACCGAGAAATTCGGAGAAGCTAATGTTCTAGGTGAAAAAACTTTAAATTTTTTAAAAGTAGCAAGAACTGATCTTGATACTTGGCAGTATAACGATATTGCAAACAATAGTGCCAGTCGAGTGGATTATTTTCAGAATCCGATGTCCGCTAACTGTGCTAATATTAAAACCAGTATAAACAGTATAGTTACATTTTCAACTTCAGAAGACTATGCCAATTCATGGCCGAATGCACCTTATGAAGCTGAACAACTAAACACAATATCCAATAACCTATTAATAGCTATCGACCAATATAAGACGCATACTGATAATATTTCGGGGTTGAATATTTACATGACCTCAGCGAATATTCCTAGTTACGATATGATTATGTCTATCGGAACAGAAATTCTAAGGTTGACTGTTTCACAAGAAGATTTAGCAAACGCATCTCCTATGTTAGGATCAATGACCAGTTTATTTGTTGGTCCCGAGTTGGCGAATAGTGTTATTGAATTATATACTGACGAAGCAAGAATAAACGCTAACACAACTCTAGTTATAGATCCAGAAACTTTAACTGGAAATTTGGTTTGTAATTTGACTTCTAATGTGGTTAATGTTATAATCACCCATGTTACCAATGCTTACAACTTGGTTGAGGGTAGAAGGAGTCATGATTGGGCATTTTATCAAAATTCCAAGGATGTGTTGGATGATTTGATGATGGTGAATAGGTTTTCCAGAATAGGTAATACACAGTCATTTATCATCAACAATTATATTGGTACAGAAAAATTAAAAACCAGTATAGCTAACACATAAATAAAACATGGCAATAATAAACACAACAAAGATAAGAGATTATTCAGACTTGGATCTGAATTTTATCGTACATCCTGTCCGCAAAGATATCAATAAGAACACTGGTGCTTCTGCGGTTATTGGGTCTATTAAAAACTTATTATTAACCGGACACTACGAGAAACCTTTTCATCCTGAGATTGGATCCAACATTAGAAAGATGTTGTTTGAACCAATGGATGCAATTGTTGCTACAAATCTGGAAACAGAGATTGCTCAAACATTGGAAAACTTTGAACCTAGAGTCAGTATTTCCAATATTATAGTTTCTCCAGATTATGATAATAATGGATTTGTTGTTGATCTCCAATTTTTTATACTGAACAGAACTGAACCTTTAACTTTAAAATTTTTCCTCTCAAGAGTGCGATAAATGGCAGACCGTCTAAAAGTCACAGAACTTGATTTTGACACAATCAAAACAAATCTAAAGAATTTTCTAAAACAACAATCTGAATTTCAAGACTATGATTTTGAAGGTTCTGGTTTAAGCGTCCTTATGGATATTTTAGCATATAACACACATTATAATGCTTACTATATCAATATGATTGCTAATGAATCTTTTCTTGATACTGCTTTGTTGAGAAATTCTGTAGTCTCTCACGCTAAGAAATTAGGATATGTTCCTCGATCAACTAGTGCTCCAAGAGCTATTGTTAATGTGACAATCGACTCTGGCAGTCCTACTTCAGGATCATTGACTTTACCTAAAGGCTACTCATTTTTATCCAATGATATAGATGGTGTGTCATACAATTTTGTAACATTAGAAAATTACACGAAATCTAAAATAGGCAATACTTGGATATTTAATAGTATTCCAATTTATGAGGGACAATTTAATACCTACTCATATTCATATTCGCAAATAGATAATCCAAAACAAATATTCACAATACCAGATTATTCAATCGATACTAAAACACTAAAAGTTTTGGTTCAACAATCATCAACTAATACAAACATTTCTATCTATAATATGGCAGATGGCGTGTTGGGTTCAAAAGGAACTGATGAGGTTTATTTTATTCAGGAAGGATTGAATTCACAGTACCAAATATATTTTGGTGATAATGTGTTTGGTAAGGCCTTACCTGATGGAGCTGTTGTAACGCTAGAGTATCTTTCGACAACAGGTACCGCTTCCAATTCTGCAAATAATTTCATAGGTTCGGCTAGTGTTTCAGGTTATTCAGCTATCATCGTAGATTCTTTAGTTGCTGCTGCAGGTGGTACACCTAGAGAAACGGTTGATGAAATTAAATTCGCAGCACCTTTACAGTCACTATCGCAGAATCGTGCGGTAACTAAGAACGATTACATCAAGTTAATTCAACAGCGTTATCCATATTTCGATGCGGTCAACGTTTGGGGTGGAGAAGAAAATAAACCTCCAGTTTATGGTAAAGTTTTCATCTCTGCAAAACCAAAATTAGGATTTGAAGTTACTGATACAGTTAAAGATTATTTAAAGAACGAAATTTTAAAACCAATTAGCATACTAACCGTTTCACCTGAAATTGTTGATGTTGATTATAATTATTTGAAAGTTGTTTGTGAATTATTTTATGAACCAACCAATACAACTCAAACGACTTATGACTTTGAAAGTTCCATTAGACAATTACTTTTAAATTTTGCTGACCTAAATCTAAACAAATTCAATACATATTTCAACTATTCAGGAATGGAAAGAGCTGTTCAAGACTACAGTACGGCTATCATATCGAATGAAATCGAATTATATGTTGGCAAAAAATTCAGACCTGATTTGATCAACCCAAACACATACGTATTAGATTGGGGTTTCGAGTTGGATAAAGGAGCATCTTCCAGCACTTTCGAATCGACTCCTGATTTTACCATGTTGGATGGAGATGGAGTTCAGAGACAATGTTTCTTTGAAGAAGTGCCATCTTCATACACCGGCATCGAATCGATTTCGGTAACAAATGGTGGTTTTGGTTACACTTCAACTCCAACAATTGAAATTATCGGAGACGGTGTTGGTGCCTCAGCTTATGCAACAATTGTCAATGGCAAAGTTTCCAAAATCACAGTTACTAGTCCGGGAATTAATTACACAACAGCTTCAATACGAATTCTAGGTGGCGGCGGTTCAATTGCTGCAGCCTCTGCGGTATTGGAAGGTCGTTACGGATATATTCGTACATCATATTACAAAATTGATGAAGTAACTAATGAACACACTAAAATTGTTTTGAATTCCAATTCTGGAACAATCGATTACTTTTTAGGAACATTAGTTATTCCTGCTTTCAATCCTTTAGCTGTAAATAATGATTTTGGTGATATTATGATCATGATGAAACCTAAATCAAACATCATCCAATCTAAACTAAATAAAATGTTAGTTCTGGATGAAACTGATCCAACTAGTGTAGTGGTCAAACCAACAATCGTTAGCCAATGAATGAAATTCTAACTTCTGCAATAGTATCACAACAGTTACCAGATTTCGTTCGTGGTGACTATCCAAACTTCGTCACATTCTTACAGAAATACTATGAATGGATGGAGTTAACAGGTAACGCTTCCCATGAAGCACAACAACTTGGTGTTATACAGGATGTGGATTTAGCACCTGATTACTACATCGACCAAATAAAGAAAGAATTTCTTCCATATTTTCCTGAAGTTTCTACAATAGACTCCAGAAAATTTATCAAACTGGTTAATCAATTTTATGCAGCAAAAGGAACACCAGACTCCGTAAAATTTCTGTTCAGAGCAATTTTCAATGAAGAAATTGAAATTACTTTCCCAAAAGATGACATATTAAAAGCTTCTGATGGTAAATGGGTTTTGCCTCTGGCTTTAAGAATTGATACTAATGACTTAAATATTTTAAATATTTCCAATAGTTTAATTACTGGCCAGTCGTCAAAAGCAACAGCTCTTGTTGAGACTGTTGTTCGATCAATAGATAGGCAATTGGGTATTACCTATATTGAAGCCTATGTTTCCAATGTACAGAGATTGTTTCAGACAGGTGAAACTGTAACTGCAACATATAATAACGGATTAACCGATGTTACCGTTACAGGTAAACTAATTGGTGCATTGTCTGAAATTAAGATTGATCCTAATAATCGTGGTCTATACTATAATGCTTACGACCCATCTATTGGATATCAAGGTGATCCGGTATCTATTGTTGGTGGTTTAAATCCAACATCTAACACACCAATAGGTGCTGTGGCATATGTTGGTTCTACTACTAAAGGCGCAATTACCGATATTGCTGTTATAAATGGCGGTTTTGGATTCAGAGATCAAGCGGTATATCCTGGATCATCTTTGGTCGATTTTAAGAACGGATTCGACAATACAGTTTTCGGATCTGAAGCACAGGCAGAAATTTCTTTATTGGACTTTTCAACGACAAGAACTATTAATGTAGCAAATACATCCATAGAAACTTTGTATTCACTGACATTAGATCAGGCAAGTCAGAATTCCAATGTCCAAAATAGTTCCATCAGTACGCTATCAACATACCAGTCACTTAATGTTTATCCTATTTCGTTTGTTACTATAACTGGTGATGGTGGAGGTTATGCATCTAAACCTGGAGTTGAAGTGTTTAGTTTCTATAATGAGAATAATGATGATATTTTGGTTATTAACTCCTGCAATATTGTAAAAAACTCAACAATCATTACGGATAATACTCAAGATTTGACCTTATCGTTTGAAATAGGTGATACGATAAGGTTATTCATATCTAACAAATTAGATGAGATTAGAAAGATAACGGAAGTAACAACAAACACCATAACATTAGATGTTGCTTTCTTAAATGACATTAGTGGTGTACAAGTTTACAAAGTAACAAAAAATACATTATCTCAAATAGGATCATTAGGTCTTATACAAGTTGTTAATCCTGGTATTAATTATAATGTTGGAGAATATGTAATATTCACTGGCGGTTCAGGATATGGAGCAAATGCTTCGATCACAGAAGTGTATGCAAATAATGGAATTAAGACTATTCAATTCAATCCAACATCTGGATATGTTATAGCTGGTGAAGCCTACACACCAACAACATTACCAACAGTTTCGGTAAATACTGTTAGTGGTACTGGTGCTCAATTAGTGGTGAATGAAATCACTGGAGACGGTGAATCTTTAGGTTTAACCACTACAAGAATTGGTGCTATTTCATCCTTGCGTGTTGTCAGTTATGGTTACGATTATGTTTCTGTGCCATCAGTTTCATTAAGAAATGCTGACCTATATGTGGCCAATGTTACATCAGGTCAAATCTTTGTATCTAATACTGCGGTCTATCAAGGTGCTTCAAATGCGAGTTCAACATGGACTGCTTATGTGGACTCTTTTGATCCAGACACAGGAGAACTGAGAGTATTCGATTACAGAGGAACATTTAACGAATCATCCATTATAAAATCACTGGATGATGTTGTTTCTGCGAATGTTTCTAGTATATTGTATTATGGTGATGGTCGAGCAAAAGCAACAGCTAACTTTGAAAATGGGTTGATTAGATATCCA